TGACATTACTGGGCCAAGTGACAGTCCAGAACCTCCTTTTGAGAACGTGCCTAACTATTATATTTGTGTGATATATTTCAATGATAACAACGGATATACATACTTTGAGGACGGACAAAAGGTGGTATCAAAAGAGAATAGAGCAGTAATATTCTCAGGAGATTTACTTCATGCTGGAACTTCCTGTACTGATGCTGGCCTGAGAGTTGTTCTCAACATAGATTATTCAAAGTGGTGCTAATATGGATTTATTTCCTACATTATTAGAAGAATATGATCTCACAGGTGCGCCTGGTGTAGATGAGTTCATACATCATGTGAAAACTAATGGCAAAAGTCACGAACATTCTTTAGCAGTGAATGGCGTGAGTTCTCATGGAGGGTGGGATCCACTGCGAGACAAGGGATCTCAACCAATGTTGATTGCATTTCAAGAGTGTTGTAATCATTTCTCGGAGAAAATAGGCAATTGGCCTGTAGTAATCAGTGGATCATGGTTTAATATTTTGCCCAAAGGTGGTAGAACAGAGAGACACAGACATGAATCAAGTGTGATAAGTGGGGCATTTTATCTTGATCTACCAGAGGGAGACTTTGGTAAGTTTTTCGTGGTGTCGCCGCTACAACCATACATGATGTGTGTTCATAATGTGAGAGAGACACCCTATGGAATGTATTTTTATGATGTGCCTATTAAAGAAAAACATCTATACCTATTTCCTTCGTGGTTAGAACATGGCAGTAGAACAAATAATACTGAACATGATAGATGGACAGTAAGTTTTAATACCGCCTCCTGCCCACAAGAATCGTTAGACCCTAGATTTGTAGAGTCTGTATGGGGGAAAGGACATGAGAGTGACTGATGTGTTGCCAGTACAATTAGGTGTGGTAATGTACCCAGAACATGAGGAAGTTAAGTCGTTATTGATTAATGAAATCGAAAGTCATGGTGATGAATACGAACATAAGAAAATAGATGCTGTCACCAAATCACTTGAACATTTAGATTATTATTCGCCGTTATCAAATGATAAGTATAAAGAATTTAGAGAGTGGATAGAACTACAGGCAGAGATATATGCTAAGGACATATTAGGTTATGATACTTCAGAGTTTATATTGACTGATAGTTGGGTAAATGTATGTAATTCTGGTGGCAAACAACTACCACATTTCCATATTAATTCTGTTGTGTGTGCCTTATATTATGTCAACTTTGATGATTCGTCACACTCGCCAACTTATTTCTATCGTCCTAACGATAGTCAAAAATATCCTGATTATTATTCATATATGTTGACTAATCATAAACATACGAAGTATAATGATGTTAATGAAGTGGTAGGACTAGAGGGTTCGTTGTTACTATGGCCATCTAATTGTGTTCATGGTTATAGAACTAATTACACAGACAATAGAATTACTATATCCAGTAATTTAATGCCTAGATATATTAATTCCTTTGAAGTTATACCATTAACTAAAGATGAAAGACACACTGCCATGACTACCTTTAGATCAGGGCAACTATGGGATAATCCCGATTTATAATATGGAAGTTATTAACGTGCTACCTACGCCAGTGGCGATCATACCTTGCCCCTTTCATAGTAAAGTAAAGGAGGCAGTTACAGAAGAGATAGAAGAGAGAGGACTTAGCACCCTCTCATATAATACTGGTTCAAAAGATTTAAGGCATATTGGTCACTATTCAGTATTACATAATGATGAAAGATACGGCAGATTTAGAAATTGGTGTGAACAACAGGCAGAATTGTATGCCAAGGAAGTCAAGGGCGATTATATACAAGAAACAGTACAAGTTACAGATAGTTGGATAAATGTGGCAGACAAAAAAGGTTTCCAATATCCACATTTCCACGGCAACTCTTACCTATCCGCCATATATTATGTCAATTTTGATTTAGAGAAAGATCATGTGCCTACACATTTTGTAAGAGAGGAACATCAATTTGTACCTAATATGCCTGCCCTTAATATTCTCAGAAATAAAGACACAGACTATAATCAAGTCAATCAAGTTATGGCAAAAGAGGGCGAGTTACTAATATTTCCTTCTCAGGTTACACATGGTTATGAAACAAATAATGGTGAAAATAGAATCACCCTGTCTATGAATATGATGCCCACTATAGTTACCAATGGGGATTATGGTTGGCGATGTGTGAATTTGAGTCCGAATGAAAGACTTGAGGCATTTGATAATAAAGAGGGGTTGCCAAGGGAAAACTAATATACTATAATACATAGTATAGGAAACAAATCTATCCCTGCGGTTCACGACCACTCGCAAGAGTCTGTTAAGAGCAAAGCGGCAACTGGATTTTGTTTCCTGACACCCTATCTATTTTAAATCATGGCAACTTGGCGTGCTGTTATCAAACAAAATAACAGATTATACTCTACATATTTTGAGAGTCTATCAAATTTTGGTAGTGATGCTAAGTTGGAGGCGATAGGTAGGTTCGGAACTAAGGATATACAATTATTTCCTTATTCCAAAAAGGGGGTTGCCAAATAATTCATTTCATAGTAAATTAAGAATGTAAGAGAGAGGGTTTGTGTTTGTTCCTCTACTCTTACATTTTTTTTATTCAAACACAATTATCAAAACACAATGACAACACTAATCGAAGCAGAAAACAAAGTAAAGGTGCTACAATGGACGGAGAAGTTGTGTCGCACTCTTGAACAACAGTATAGAGATCATTCTTTACGCTCTGCCATTCATAATCAGAAAATAAATGGCACAGATGAATATTTACAAGAGAGAGTGAGAAAAATTGAAACAGAGGAAGATGACAGGATCAGATTTTTTATCAAAAAAGGTAGAAAGTTTTATAAAATCTGTATGGGTTGGAAACAACCAAATCCACAATTTGGCGAAGATATAAGTGTTCATGCCTTTGTTGATAGAGAAACAGGCGAAGTCTATAAACCAGCAGGGTGGAAACAACCCGCTAAACACGTTAGATTTGATATGCGTGATGAAACACAGAGAGCAAGAATGTATGCCATTTGCGATTGGGCGGGTGGTTATCTCTATATGAGATAGTCTTAATACATCATCTAAATAATTAAAAAGAATAAATTATGGGTTACGATTCATTAACGTCAGATACAGAGGCATTAACTAAGGTTAAGTTAAACCAAGTTGATAGACTAAAAAAACAGTTGCAGGCAGCGATGCGAACTATTGGCAACCTTGATGAAAGATTAACTACAATAGAGTCAATGGTTCATGCTGCTTTACTCAAACAGCAAGATGACATTAAAGCACTTATGATAAAGATAAACAAACTAGAGGGCGATAAAGAATATCAAAAGGCAGCGAGCAAATTTGATATGGACGCTATGCCCGCTGAGTTACCAAATCAACCGCCCGTTGGATAGTTGCCAAACTGCCCACAATATGTAATACTAAATTTGAACACAAACTATTTGTTTATGGAAGATGAAATGATTGATCTCTATGAGATCGCTGAATCAAATGATGATTGGATTCACACAATAGAGGGAGTTGAAGAAGTATTCGACCCAGAAACACAAAAACTATTAGCACAGTTCTAAAACTGTCACAATGACCCTAGATTCTAGGGTCATTTTTTATTATAATATGATTACTGACACAAACACTATGGAATTGAGAGATCATCAAGAGAAGATCATACAGTTGATGACAAAAGACACAAAGGGTAAAATACTTGTGCCTACTGGCGGTGGTAAGACAATGTGTATGATTCAAGATGCTAAGTGGCGTTTCAGTATGTCTGTGCCTCAGACTATAGTTGTTGTTGCTCCTAGAATACTATTGGCAAATCAATTATGTTCAGAGTTCCTTGAGCATATTGACAATGCAGAGGTGCTTCATGTACATAGTGGAGACACACATCATTTCAAGACCACTAAACCAAAAACTATGGAGAAGTGGTATCACAATACTATCAAACATATTCTGATCTTTACAACATATCACTCACTTCACAGAATTGAGGAAGCACAGGATATTGAGGTGGACACAATATATTTTGATGAAGCACATAATGCTGTACAGAGTAATTTCTTACCCGCTGTCAAG